TCGCTTGTCAAGGTGTTCCCCTTACATAATGTTAACATAAAGGCGATGCAAAGATGAGTTATGGCAAACAGATGATATTACAATCCCGATTCTCCGCACAACAGAATGACAAGGATGATTGGCTACGGGCAAGACTTGATGCTCTTAACTTCTACAAGGGCAGGACTAAGGCATACTTGAACCCATTCTATTCCAGTGAGACTTGGAAAAAGATTGAGCCATCCAATATAAACATCACCAAGCGAATCATTGACAGGGTGAGTCTATGCTATATGGTTGCACCCAAGAGGGAGGTGGGCAATGATGTTTATTATGATTTGACAAAGGGCAAAGATTTCCGTATGCAGAAAGCGGAGGTATACACTAACCTCTTGGAACTGATTCTCATCAAACCATCCTTTAGAAATGGCAAACTGGAATACGACCTCATCACAGATTTCGAACCTACCTTTGGCGATGACCCTATGCAACCCATCTCAATAGAGTATCCACTTGCCACCCGTTCCACAGTAAGGGACAATACACCCGAACTGTGGGCATATTGGTCTGCTGATGAGCATTGGATATACGATAAGAACAGCAATAGTAAAATAATCTACAATGAGGAGAATCCCGATAACGTCAATCCCTATGGTGTGATGCCATTTGTGGATGTATTTAGAGATGGCAAACCAGAAACATTCTATTTAGATACTAATGCGTGTCCAGATATCGTCTCACAGAATCTTAATATAAATATGATGGCAAGTGACAGACAACTGAACATCCGATTCCAGTCATTCGGTTACATATATATCACTGGTGAGATAGACAATAAGTATTTGGAGGTTGCCCCCGATAAGATAACCAAGATGCAATTGGATTCTACAATGGGAGTGGTGACACCGCCAGATACCACCAGAAGCATTGATGAGTGCATCCGCACCTCATATAAGATGTTAGCACAAAACTACCACCTGTCCACCTCCTTTGTGGATGGTAGTGAACAGGCATCTTCTGGAATTTCCCTGCAAATTAGAAACCAAGAATTAAACGACAAACGGAAAGCATCTTTGGAAAGATGGAGAAACGTGGAGTACGACCTGTTTGACTTGGAGAGGATTATCATTCAAAAGCATACAGGCACAGATGTAGGTGAATTGGAACTGGTGGACTTCTCAGAATCAATGGAGATATTAACAGATGAACAACAGAGGGCGAAGGATGATTGGGATTTATCTCACGGACTTATTGACGAAGTTGACATTCTGGTTCGTAGAAATCCCGATTGGGATAGGAAAGATATGCTGAGGATTATCTGGCAGAACGGAAGAAATCAGTAAGCAACATCAAGCAACAATCTGATACTCCTGAAAGTTTATTTAAACTCGGTGCATAATTTAATCCACAAATATTTAGATGGCATTGATTCACTCAAGGATGGTGTTGATAAAAATAGCGAGTTAATCCTTAAAAGAATAGACTTGGACAGGATGCTTGAAAACCCACGCATATACCTCAAAACCATCGCCAGAGCCTTTTATGAGGCTCATAGTCAGGAACTATTAAAAGCCATTGATATAGGCAGGAATCACGCTAAGGAGATAATAAACAAAAGTGATAAAGATTAAACAAACCCAGAGGCAGTTTGATTTCAGTAATATCCCAAAGGTTCACGATATAGTTAATCGTGTTGCAGAGATAGTTGTCAAAGATATAAAAGAGGGGATTTCAAGACTATCGCAGGACATACACGGAAAAGCATTTAAGAAAATATCAAAAAAAACCGCAAAGAAAAAGGGACACGATGCACCACTAATTGACCGAATGAAAATGAATCAGGTGTATGTTAAGGTCGAGGCAACAAGGAGCAGTTATAGAGCCGAGATTAGTATGAATCAGAGAGATACTAAAACCAAGAAACACAAGACCTATGGGCATATCCATAATCAGGGGATAAAACCACAGGTAAAAAGAGAATGGTTTGGTATAGGTAAAAGGGTGATTTCTCCAGTTAATAAGGCGGTAAGTGAATGGTTCGATACATTATATAAATATAGAGGATAATGCCACAGACCTATTCAGATGAAGCGATAATCATTGAGGCGGAACTATCTGCGATGGCTGAAAAGATTGCCATAGACATAGAGGTTTTTATTATAAGGATGACCCTGTCAGGGGTAGAGGAATCGGTTGTTACTGCCACCTTGTTTAGTGACCTGCAATCGAGTGGGGTCTTATTTGGTGCGTTCAAGAATGGGATTAAAAACATCACAAAGGATGCGATTCATAATGTGGCAAATATATCAGCATCCAAAGAATTTACAGAGGCAGGGATTGAAATGTTTATGTGGGTAGCAGTATCGGGGAATCCTTGTCCTGACTGTTCTGGCAGGGCAGGAGAGGTTGGCACAAAGGAATATTTTGATGCCATAGGCAACCCCAAGAGTGGGTTTAGTGTCTGTGGTCGGCATTGCAAATGTATGTTAGAACCTGCAACATATAGCGGTGACACTCAAATACAGAGATGAGGTATGTCTTTTTATCCATCCTGTTTATTTATCTGGTTGGCTATTTCGCTTGTATCTTCAGTTGGTTCTTTTCAGAGGAGGGTAAAGGATACATTAGAGAGAACAGGGTAACGGAGAGGGACATTATAATTGATTCATTGAACTGGGTTACGATTTTATATAATTCCGTCAGGGATACATACAAGTGACCTTACCAATAAGTAAGTAATTTGATATTATAACAGCCCCTTATTATAGAGGGTAAATCAACTCAAGAATAGGAGTAAGAAATGTCACAAGAAGAAGTGAAAGAAGTATCGCAAGAAAAAGTGAAAGAAAGCCAAGAACAGGCAATGGATGTAGTGGGAACAACTTCTGATTCCAATTACAGGCAAGATATGATGAAATACAAAACCCAGAGGAATGAATTAAGGGTAGAGATGGAGTCTATTAATGCACAGAAAGAAGAAGATAGGGTTAAAAAGTTAGGAGAAGATGGAAAATTAAAAGAACTGCTTTCCGAAAGAGATGCTCAGATTAAAGCATTAACATCAACAACAACCAAACAGAATGTAATTGTTGACAATTATAAAAAAAGGATTATCAATGACATTACATCTGATGAGGAAAGAAGGGAATATCTTTTTACTAAAACTACGGACTTCTTAGAAGAATTACAGAAAGAGAAGGACATAGTAACCCAAAACGATACAAAAGTGTCTGTAAATGAATCACGACCATCTGCACGGAGTTATACCGAGCAGACTGTTAAAGATTTCGCCTCTGATACCAAAGGACTGTCATCAAGACAGAAACAGGCTAAGTGGACAGAACTTTTGAAAACGCAACGATAAATTAGCAGAAAAGCAAACCCCCCTGCGTAAACAGAGGGGCAGTATTGACCGAAGTCATACACTTATGCAAAGTATAATTTAGTCATATCTCGCTTATCTGCACAAGATAAAGGATAAGCCAAATGGCAGATACATATCAAAGACAAGGAGCAACCGACTTCTTGCAAGACCTATGGTCTGATGCGGTATTAACATACGCAGAAGTCAATTACAAACTCCGTAATAGTATCACAGATTTCACCTCAATGACTCAGGGTGGGGTTGGTGAAAATATTATGGTTCCCACATTAGGACAAGAAACCGCAGAGGATTATCAGCAAGGCGGTGGAACTGATGCCTCTGTGACATTCACCAACGATACTGATGGACAGGTTACTATTAACTGTAATCAGCAACCTGCGGTGGCTAAAAGAATAGCGGACATTGTTGCCGTTCAATCTTCATTTTCAGTTTTTGATGGCTTTGCCCGTTCGATGGGACAGGCAATTTCTCGAAGTGTGGAAAATGGCATTAGGGCTAAAATGGTAGCAGATTCATCTAATGATGTTCAACTTGGTGCTGACACAACGGTTACCCAAGCAGAATATCTTACAGGTTTCGAGAGTGCTTTGGAAAAACTATTGATAAAAGATTGTCCTCTGGATGATGGTGGTCTCTATCTGTATTGCTCTCCTGCAATGTATAGTCAACTATTAAAAGATGACTCATTTTCTCACGCTCTTAATCGTGGTGATGCCTCTAACCCTGTTGTGACAGGAGTTTTGGGTATGATTCACGGTGCTAAAGTTGTGCCAAGTTCATTATGGGACAATGCAACCTTGGTTGCCGATGATGTTGAAGGAACTCTATTCCATAGCAGTTCCACAGGTATCGCATTTTCTATTGAGCCAAATGCAAAGGCACAGGAGAACATCGCATACTTGTCAACTGACCTTGTTGCAAGTTGTTGTTATGGTAGTGCAGTAATTAATGGTGATTTGATTAGTAATATCAAAGTGTAATTAAACCTTGAGAGGGGGTGGTTAATTCTACCCCCTCACTTAATTGGAGATTTATATTAATGAAAATTAAAAGCAGTTCAACACAAATATTTTATGGTAGAAAAGGTGGTGGGTTATACGGTGGTTCAGGTGGTGGGTCTGGTGGGTCGAGGCAAAGACCATCTGGTCAAGCATCTTATGGTGCATCTGGATTCGGCTCTGGTGGACAGGCAAAGTCTGGCAAGTCAAGGAAAAGCCCACAAAAAGTAATCAAAAAGAAAAAGTAAGACGATAATAAATGCCCTATTTCGGCACAAAATCTAAAAGGGTTTTGGCAGGATTAAATGAGGACTTACAAGAACTTTTGTCAGAGGTCATTAAATATGTGGATATTAGTCTTATTGAGGGCATCCGTTCACTTGACAGGCAGAAGGAATTGAAAAAACTTGGTTCAACCAAAACCCTTAAATCTAAACATCTAACAGGTGAAGCAATTGACCTCGCACTATATCCGATTGATTGGGATAAGAGGGAGAACTTCATCTACGTTGCAGGAATAGTTAAGGGAATCGCTTACATAATGGGAATCCCGATTCGTTGGGGCGGTGATTGGAATGAAAATCACGATTTATCAGACAATAACTTTGATGATTTAGTTCATTTTGAATTGGGGTACTAAATGGCGAAAGAAACCTATACAACCCAACAGCACAGGGAATGGCTGACAGTAACCCTGACAAAGATTAAAGGTGATGTGGGTCACATTAAGGAGAAAGTTGAGAAGAATGAAGCACATTTATCCAAACTTAATGACAGAGTCGGTAAATCGGAGAATCAAATCTCTGCCATTACGGGCATTGGTTCTGTCTTGGCTCTTATTTTCGGGACTGTATTCGCTTTTTTATTTAATAAAAATTAAGGCTTTTTGAAAAAGAAACACAAGAGGGCAATTGTAATACCAGATACCCACTTCCCTTATCAAGACGATAAAGCGATGAGGGTGGTCTATAAGGCAATCAGAAAGGTAAAGCCAGATTGTTTTATTTCTTTAGGGGATTTGATGGAGAATGAGT